CTGGCGGCAATGTATTTGGCTGCAGGAATGACTTTTGGCAAGCACGTGCTACAGGCTAGCAAGCAATTGCTGTGCGGGCCTACCTCTGAGTTCTTGCGTGTCGAGTTTTTCCGGGACGGCACTGCCCTTGGCTCGCTGGCAAGGTGCATCTCCGGCTTCGTGGGTAGTGACCTGCAGGCACCGATCATCCGCAGTGGGCTCGAACAAGGGAGCGGGACCAATGAAGCACTCCACCAGCTGGTGAGGCGTGGTGGTGACGCAGACTACGTGCGCAGGATACGCTATCCCCTCGTATCTTTTTGGAGTACAATCGACTCACCTACAGGTACAGCCTGCCCTTCCATAGCTCTGATGCAACTTGATCCACGGTGTGGGGGTCTTGGTTGGACACAATTTGGCGAGGGCTATAATACTTTACCAGTGCGATTGTCCGCTTGGCCAACACTGGGCAAGTACGCCCGCGACGCACGCATGCCTGTGCAAGCTGCGGAACTTGTCCAATCAGTGCACCGGTTCGTGAACCACTATGGGTACACTGTCAGCAACAACCAACTGTTGGAGGATTTAGTGCTGCACTCGACCTACGGCAACGACTGGCCCACAGACACTAAGAGAGTTTTCGATCTCGAGCTGATGTCCGAGCAGGTGGAACACATCGAGAAGTGCAATCGCATAGTGGCGGCGTACAACCACCTGGAATACTCCCGCCATACCAATCACTTATGGGTCCGTGAGCAGTGCCGGGATGTCATTGAGCTAATAAAGCAGCGGCAGGGTGACCTGGTGGAATGCTCCGACGTGAACGGCATAGCGGACGCCATCAGGTCCCTTGCAATAGGCGTGGGTAAGGGAGGCGAAGGGGTCCTCAACCTGCTTAAGGACAACATTGGTCGGGTGGTCGACAGTCATGCCATCCGCACCATGGGGGGCAATGCTTCTCAGAGCCTGTATGATGTCCTATCACGGTACCTAATGCCAAATGTCGTTGTGGATCTGATTGGACATCGTGTCAACATCCCCACAGGAACCCACGGAGTGGTACCACCTCAGCTGCGCGCCTATGTCTACCACTTGGTGTGTAGGCTGCTGCGCACCATCAAAACTTACTATCCCGACACTGCCAGTGATAGTGAAGAATTAGCCGCATATGTGCGGCGTGCACTTGATACCTTCACAGGGTATTACATTGCAGAAATACACAACAAGGGAATATACCAA